TCGTCGTTCCAGAATCTGCACCCGCCGTCAATGAATTAGGCTTATGCAGATAATGCAATTCTATAGAATAATTTGAATTTGGTATTGGCGATACTTCAAACGCTGTCTCATCAAACAAAGAATAATACTTTGGCCTTCCTGTCACAGAGGTCGTTGGTGAAAACTCTTTGATAAATGAAGGATGTTTAAAATCTAAATAAAAATATTTACTGCTATCTATCACGGCTAAAGAAAAAGGTGCAAAAAAATCCGTTGGTGTTGATAAAAATCTATTAGATGAGGTCAAGTTGCCGCTTACATTTTTTCTTTGCTCTGGCAACTGCACCATTTTAAAAATACGATTTTCAGCTTCTTGTATAAAAATATTGAGATTATTATTGAAAGTTGTCTCATCAACTTGCAAATAATCTTTTACAGCCGTCTTTAAAGTTGTTAGCGTAAAACTCATCAGCTTATACTCACAGTTACACTACCAACAGCGGTAGTAATGTTAAAAGTGTCTAACTTTGTACCAATTTTTCCTAGTCCTACATTAGTATAAACCACAAAAGCGCCGTTGTCCTCTCCATCCGATGAGGGATCAGGTCTAGCATCTTTTAAAGCGACAGGATCTACCGGCGTAGGTTTAGGCATGAGTTGCGGATGCTTAGGTGACCATTGATCAGGGCCGACCAACAATCCGTCCCACGTTTTTTTCATATCTTTAAGGCGATAACGAAAGCCTGTGATGTCACAAACACCGTAAGCTCTTTTGTTACTTGCGAAAGGCATCAAGCTACCCCGTAATTACGTAGATCAGGTGCAACTCTGAAAGACGATCTCTCCTCATCTTGTGACAGAGCTCGATTAAACTCTTCATCGTACATTTGTTTTAGCATGCCAACCTTCTCTGGAGCACGTTTGATTGCCATGTAATAAGCTAGACCTGCCGCCAAACAAGGATAAAAACGAAAAGGTAAATCCATCGTATCTGCGCCCACATCTGCGTCATCCATGCGTGTGAGCACGTTTAGGTGCAAAACGTAAGTAGAATTTTTGTCAGGCGCAGGCCATACCGTAACAGTCGGCGATATCAACTTGTTAATAAAATATTGATTAGGTTTACCTGTTGTGCTTTTTGTTGAAATGTTAGCGTATTGCGCTCTTGATAGTCGGCTTAACGGCACGTCCGTTGCTGTGCTTCCTATCGTCTCGCGAATAAAAACATCTAATACGTCAATGGTCGCCGTAGCGTTGGTGGAGTCTATCGTGTAAGACGTAGTGTCTTTCACCATGTCGATAGTTTTTTGTGTGATTGTCCACTGATTCAAGCCTCTGTTTGCCCACTCTGCCAACATCAAATTTAAGGAGCGTGTTGCGCTTTTTAGATCGTATCCGGTGCGTAATTCTAAACCACAACGCTCAAACGCTTCTTCTACGTAGTCCGCTACGTCTAATTCAAAGTCTTTACTATTACTTGTCGCCATCATCATCACTCGCGTATAAATTATCAAACACTTGATTAACGTCTAAAGTATAGTCTAAATCGCTTTTACTGTAATGTATATGTTGTGACGGTTTAAAATCTGGTGCACCATCTCCCGTTTCAAACCATGCAGGGTGAGTGACTCTTACTCTGTTGTTAGGTAGCGCGATTATATTACCTGTATACTCACCTGCGTCTAATAATTCTAAGACGTGGCTTTGTTTGTGTTGAGCAGGATCATCCGCAATCTCATTCTCCGCATAATCCACAGTAAAATAATATTTTGCAGGATAAAATTTACCATCTACTTTCGCTAACCAAGGGCAAGGCGTAGCTCTATCTAAAACATAAACAGCATGTTTATACGATGAACAATCCCAAGGTTGTGCGGCCCATACAGGCATAGGTTCAGGCCACTCCTCAAATGGGGTATCGCCAGTTAAGGCTGTGATGGGCATTCTTGCCCACATAGCGCCACCATGCACGTTTGATTCGGTATCATCATCATAAGTCTCTGCGCCTGTAAAAATTACCTGAAACGATAAACAACGGCAAGGCATCGTTGTAACGGCAACCGCCATAGCGTGCAAGAACTCCCCATGATACTTTTCATGGTTATGCGTATATTCTTTCCGCACCCAACATTTAAAGTGCGGAATGTTCGACTGTAAGTATGGCAATTATCTTCCAAATAATCCGCTATTTTTGTTAGATGGCTTTCTCATACCACCCATCGCCCCACCTTTTGCGCCACCTTTTGATTTCATTGCGCCGCCTTTTGCGTAACCTTTAGACATCATTTTCCCGCCTTTCTGCATTTTTTTGGGTTTTGCTTTTTTAGCTTTAGCTTTCTTGAAGATATCAAATTCCTTGTCAGAGACAGATCCTTTTCCTGCACCTCCACCACGCCTCATACCTTTGGCTTTCTTCATAGCGCCGCCTTTTGAGCGCATTTTGCCGCCCATTTTCATACCCTTTGATTTTTTATGTCTTGGCATCTCACACCATCCTTGCTTTTTTCAGTTGTCGTTTTGCCGCAGTTGCTAATCGCTGTTGCGTCGGTTTTTTTGCTACTTTAGCTCTTTGCTCTAAAACAGTCAAAATTTGTATTTTACGAGCGTAAGGTTTTTTTATGCGCTTGACTTTACGAATTGTATCTTCAGCGTCTTTTACAGTAGCGTACTTAATGCTAACTGTATCTTTTGGGTTTTCGTCTGTATACAAACGTCTACCACTACCTTTTGGCTTTTTACCTGTTCCTTTAACTGGGTCTTTAGCTTTTTTTCGCACGTTTTTTTCTTCCTGCACAATGTGCTTTTTGTGAGAACCCTTTTGGATTCTTACAATTTATTTTTTTCTTTCTAGCCGCTGTCCACTTAGCCACGCGGAACTCTAGTCATTTTTTGTTTATTCGGCATGATCGCCCCACACCCACGAGCTTGTATCATGACTGCTCCACCAGTTGCTGCAAAAGTTTTTACATTAGTGGGTTTACCGCCTACACCCTGCTTTTTAGAGCGTTTGCGTTTAACTGCTGAAGCAATTTGACTTTTGGACATTTGGTTGGCTTTTGATCGTGGCACACACTTAGGATACTTGCGTTTGGATCCTTTCGTTGACGCTCTACCACATTGTTGAAACTTGCCATCTTTTTTAGGTGCGCCTATATCAACCCAATCACCTTTTGGGCCCTTGCCAAACCATTCTGTCAAACCACCTTTTGTTTTAGCCACGAGGAACCCTAGTCATTTTTTGTTTATTTGGCATGATTGCACCACAGCCTCTCGACTGAACCATGACCGTGCCACCATTTTTCATAAATCCCATTTGGTTGCGTACTTTTTTTGGTAATTTAGGCAAGCCTTTATTTTTTGCCGGTATCGGCTTTAGATCTTTTTTTGCAACCTCGCCACCCTCTGCTTTCTTTGCACCTTTATATTTACCACCCATTTTTTTGTATTGAGAAACCATATAAGCATTAGCATAAGCGCTTGGATATACATCAAACTTTGCCTTTGCCTTAGCTTTCGCTTTTCGATAAAGCGCCGGGTTTGCTACATTACTTGGTACTTTTGATTCAGCCATAATTATCTCCCAAATCCTCTCATTCGTAAGTTTCGTGTTGGTCTCGTGGGCACAAAGGGTTGTGGCATTGGTATTACCGATGGTGTTGGCGTCATGCGATTGCCGAACCTACCTCTGTCTATTCTAATTTCTGGATTCACTACTGGCCCTAACATACCCGCGTTTACCACTGGGTCAGGTATTGTTGTGGGAGTTGGTTCAAACTGAGGCGTCGGCTGTGTTTTACGTCCACCTAAATCTAATGGACCTTTTGTTCGCGGTGTCGTGTCAGGTATGGTTGTCGGTGTTGGCACAAAATCAGGAACTGTGTCTGTGCTAGGGACTGGGCTAAATTTTCCACCTCCTAAACCACGAGGAGCCGGCCCTGGAATTGTTGTCGGTGTGGGCACAAAATCAGGGACTGTGCCAGTGCTTGGTGTTGGTGTGAAATCGCCTCCGCCTCTTGGTGCCGGCCCAGGTATAGTTGTTGGTGTTGTCTGCCTATCACCCATTTTTGCCATGATTTCATCAGTTATTTGTTGTCTCAAGGCATCTACATCCACTGGCGCTTGTTGTTGTGGTATTTGACTGCGTAAAGCCTCTATTTGTTCTTGTATTCCTGCAACAGCAGGATTTAAAGCGGCCTGTATATCTGCGCTACGTTGCTCTGCAATAGGCGCTAAACTTCTTTGTATAGCCTCTTCTCTTTGTGCGGCGAGAGGATCAAGAGCGCTTTGTATTGCCTGTCCTCTATCTTGTTGAACTTGCATCAAAGCTTGCTCTAAAAATTGAGGTATCTGACCTTGTATTTGATCCCCGATAGCTCCAAAACCCAACACTTGATTCGCGACATCTTCAGCAAATTCACTGCTACGCATCTCTTCTCTCAATGCATCTATAGCTGATTTTAAATTTTCTTCTTGAGCACCAGATGCTGTGCCTAACTCTTTTCTTAAGGTATCTATTGCTGATTGTAATTTTTCTTCTTGCGTTCCAGTTACCGCACCTAATTTCTCTTCTAGAGCTTCGATTGCTGATTTTAAGCTTTCTTCTTGTGTGCCACTTGTAGTGCCTAACTCTTCTCTCAACGTATCTATGGCTTCTTTTAATTTTTCTTCCTGAGTGCCAATCGCTACACCTCGATCCTCTTGGACTTGTTGCGCTAAATCATCCAGTAACTTTCGTGTGTCAGACATAATTTGCGTTTGATACTGTCCTCTTATGTCCTCAGACACATCTTGTTCTGCATTA